CTGTACGCCTTCGCAGGGCTTGCCGACATTTCCGAGCGCGCGAACTTTGCCACTTTCAACTCGCACAGCAGCGCCTGCCTGAAAGTTGCGGCCTTTGAATACCCGGTAGACAATCTCGTTTGCCACTTGTGTTTTCATACTCTCTATGTTGCAAGCCATGTGCCACGGGCCAACCTAAGGAATTCCAGCCACTTAGCTTTCCGAGTCATCTGGTAAAGTTTGCACGTCTGCAAAGTTTGCAGGCAAAGTTTTCTGCCCCAGGCCGGCCAGTTTCTCCAGCACCTCGGTAGGCAAGCTACCTACCTGCACTAGGCCCTGCGTACCCTCGCTAGACACAGCTATAGTGGTCGCCGCGCGTCCGTGTAGTTGCTCTAGGAGCCACTTGGCGCAGTCACTGCGCACTTTCACGTTCGCCGGTACAAGTACTTCGGTTTCCCCGTAGCGGTCCTTGACCCACTTCTTATCGCACACTTCCCCACGTACAACCTTGAGTACGAACTCGTACAATTCCGTGCCGTCTCCGAGCACTTTTTGGGCTATTTTTGGCTTGCTCATAAGCTCGATTTTGCCACGTTTTGAGCGCCGGCGCTAGCCCGAAATTAAGGGCGCAGGTGTTAGAGGTGTCAGGTGTATGGCCTGGTTGTTGGAACATGTTGAAACCAGTAGGTGGTAGATGGAGCATCTAACACCGGAATGAAAAACTGAAAAAGTCTAACACCAAAAGTGTCGAGCGCGCTTGAAAATGCAAACTCAATGGTTTGACTACATGAGGTAGCGGGTCGGTGTCAGTCAATTTACCCAACACCAAACTCCGACCCTACTCGAGTTTTGATTGACGCAAGTGCTTGAATTTTCTTAGGCCAGGTGTTTCCAGGTGTCAGGTGTCAGGTGTTCCTTCACTTATATATATATATATATAGTATAATATATAGGGGGGCCCGGGAGGGTTCGTGTAGTCTCGAGTTCGAGCAAGACGTCAACGCGAAAGTCAGCAAGAAAACGATGCAGCGCGTGATGGCACTCATGAAACGCTACGCAGAGGAGTTGACGCGTGGAAACTAGCATCTTCGTCGAACTGCAAACCAGCGAGTGGGACTGTGGTGTCCAGTGCTATCGTGCCTATCTCGCGTTACGCGGGGTTGACGTGTCATGGGAGCAAGCGGTCGGCGAGGTGAACGCAAGCGAAGCCCTCGGCACGAGCGACTACGGGATTCTCAGAGCGCTCGGCAACAGGAACGTTCACTTGCTTTCACTCGGCAATGAGCTGTGGCTAAGGCGCATACGCGAGCGCTTCGAGCCCGCTTTCCTGTGCCTCGAGCACGGCGCTCACTGGTGTCTAGCCCTTGCGAGCCCTTCGCCCGATGTGATAGTCTTGTTTGACCCAGAGATTGGGCTCGCTGTGATTCACACGAGTGTTGTTAAGGCCGAATGCGTGGGGGTATTGAGTATATGAGCGCAGTAATATCAGCAGTGTACTATAAAGGAGAGTATTTGATACATGAGGACTGTTTTGAGTGCAAGCTGGGGATGGTGCTAGGCTTCGCTAGATTGGAAGCTGGTGATTACAGGTTCTACCCTGACGACGGTATTGCATTGAATGCCGTACAGCAGGCATGGGTTGACGAATTCCTGAGGAAGCAAAACCATAGCCTGTGCTTTAGGCCAGGGGACTTATGAAGACATATAGCGCAGAAGATGCAGTTGTCACAATAGAGCAGAGAGTCCTTAAAGGACCAGAGCCTTACGTGCACACAATCAAGTTAGGCTTGATGCCAGAGGATGCCAAGCTGATTCAGCAAGCGGCCGCTAGGATTGAAAGCCTGCAGGCTCAGCTGGCCGAGTTTGAACTCGAGAGGGAGCGGGGCGTCGGCGCGGTGGAAGCCGAGGATTACTTGGACTTCTTAGACCTCGAGTGTGGCTCGTGTAACAGAGAGCTGACGGAAGACGAGATAATCGAGATGGAACTCGAGAATGGGTATGGGAGTGATACATGATTCAAGTAACCCCTAGAGGCGGTGTCATAGAGATAGCCGAGGTTCACTCGGACGGCAGCGTGGACCAGCTGGGGTTTATAGATTTTCTGGACGACTTGTACGTCTTTTTGCCCGAAAAGCACATAGCGCAGATGGGCAGGGAGGGCTTGACTTTTGAGCAGCAGAAAGTTATTCAAGGATGGCTAGACGGGTTGAATGGGGTCTAATAAAAACCCGCGTGAGGCGCGTGATTTCTCAGAGGCGTCGCGGGTGTGTTACTCAGAGAGTATCAAAACAGCAAAGCACTGGCAAGCGCCGCGTAGTTACTAGCACCGCCCGACACGAGTAGCTTGTCAATCGCGTAAGTCATAGCGTCCACGCCGTCATCATTCGCCCCACGCGGAAAGCTCATACATTCTTCCACTAGCTTCTCAGTGAAGCTGGCGTGCTTAGGCAGCATGACATTTCCAGCCTCTAAGTAAGGCGTAATCGAGTGAACCCTGGCTTCTTTCCCGCCGTTCGGCTGAACGGGAATGATGCCAGGGATTTTCGTTTTCAACACTTCAATAATCGCCGAGCCATTAGCTTTGTCTTCGATGTACACCGGCCCAATGCCCGGGTATTTCTGGCGAAGCCCGAGTATCGCCTGCACTGTGTCTATAAATCCCATGCGTTTCCAGGCGGTGTCCACTAAGTATATTTTCCCGCGACTCCTAAGCCAGACTTGGACTGCTACCAAGTCGGAATCTTCGTTGCCTTTGAACGCGCAATCTACCACCATAGCCCAGCGTTCCTGGTCTGGTAGGCCGGGCAGTTGCTCGTAGGTTTTCAGCCATTCACGCTGAATGATGCCGCCCTTAGCAGGCGCGGGGCGTTGCTGGTGTTGCCCGGCGTAGGCCAACGAGCCCATGCCTCGGCCTGACTTGGCCTCGTCTAGCACGGCCTGCGGGAACTTCTCAGGGAATAATAGCTCGCCTGGCTGAGTTCGCCAGTCTTTCGAGATGCTCGTCTTAAACGCGCGCTCTGGCTCGAATTCGCTGGGCAGGCATAAGTGTTCCCAGCCGCCCTGGCTAAGAAGGTAGCCAGTCAAGTCATCCTCGTGCAAGCGCTGCATTACGAGCACTTCGCGCGCCGTGGCCAAGTCATTGAAGCGCGATGACATGGTTTGAGTCTTCCAGGCTATGACTTCCTCGCGCGCGAGTTTCGAGTGGGCGTCGTTTGATGCGAGCGGGTCATCTATAAGCAAGATGTCGCCGCGATGCCCGACCATGCCAGCACTCACCGAGGTAACCATGCGAAAACCATTCGCGGAGTTCGCGTAGTAGGACTTGAGGTTTTGGTCGTCGGACATCTCGAAAGTCTCAGAGAGCCCAAGCGCAGAGCAGTCTTGAAGCAACTCTTGAAACCAGATTCCATCGAACAGCGCACGGCTCTTCACGGCATCCCGCATTGCCAGCTTCAAATCGTAGGAAGCGGTCATCAGGCGCCAGCTGGGCTTTCTAAGCCACAGCCACGCGGGGTATAGCACGGAAATAAGCATGGACTTCGCATGGCCTGGCGGGATGTTGACAACCAACCGCCTAATCGTCCCGTCTTCCACCGCTTGCAAATGCTTGCAAATCTCAGTGAGGTGCTGGCCCCAAAGCAAAGGCGTAGGGTCAATCTGGCCCCACGCCTCGCGACAAAAGAATTCAAAGCTGCGGTGTGCTAGCGTGCAATACGCCGAGCGTTGAAGCTGAGGGGTAATCTCCACCCTCTCAGTATACGCCTTGAATGGGCCCGGGGCTACCAGTTCTTTTCGAGGAAGCGAGGGCCGAAGTTCTTAGCGAACCACTCGACGAGCAAGTCGGCCACCTGGTCGGTTCGCAGTGAGTTATTCCAGAAAAGCCGACGGTCGAACTCAAGATGTTTCGCGAACTCGACTCGAATGTCGCCCAGGTACGTCTCGAAGATATGAGTATTGCCACGTCGTCCGCAGTAAATTAGTTCTAGGTCTCCTACGATGAGGCGAGTCATAAAGCGTCCCCGCAAGTCATGCCTTTGAAGCGAGCCTCCTCTAGAATTTCCATAACACTATTGAAGCACTGAGCAACCGTAGCGCCGAGAAAAGCCTCGGGATGGCCGCACGTCAAGGAGGCAATCTTGGCGTCTTGTGAGTATTGTTCGGGAGTACGGTAGCATCTTGAGGCCGGAGGCGACCGGCCTATGTCAGCAAAGACAAAGAAGAAAGCCGTAAGTATCCCGATGGGAACTACGATGGCTAAGAAGTTGTGGCATAGGCGAGTCATTCCTGGGCCTCCATCAAGCATCGTATAGCCGATTGCAGGTCTAGCAAAGCACACATTTCTTCAGGCGTTACAAGAAAGCTAGGTGCTGTGTTGTCACTGAATATTAGAAAGTCTTCATGGTCTACAATGAATTCGTTTGCGACGTTGTCTTTTTTGACAAGGCTGACTGAGATAGTAGCATCCTCGGCTTCAGTTACCTCCACGAAAAAGACATCTTTGAGTATTTCAGGTATCTCAATCATTCCTCCCCCTCGAAAACTTCCAACGTAACTACGCTAGCCGCGTATAGCAGGCCTCCGACTACCGCCGCGGTCATGCTGGCGAGCACACCTACGGCGAACACGAGCGACGACACGCCGGCCAAAATCGCGCCCTCAATTAGGAATTGTGTGACGAGAGATTGCTCGGGAGTCTTCGCCCATCTAAGCGCTATTAACCCGATGCAAATCAGTGACGCGCTAGCGCCAGGCCACGCTATGGCCAGCGTGAGAAGCCCAGCTGACTCTAGGATGGATGCGAGTACTTTATAGGTTTTCATTACAAACCACCTTCGCGAATTTGCTTGCTTATTGCCGCATAGAAGGCTACCTCTTCATAGCTGACAAATGTATAGTCAACAGTAAAACCGTCGGACTCAACAACCACACGTTTGTGGCCATAGCTTACACTGACTTCGCAACAGTCAATCTCTACGCTTTTAGGTTGCTCGATATCGTTAGGTACTTCTATAAGCATCTTCACTCCTCTACCATTACCTTTCGTTCAGCTCGTAAATATTCAAGCGATACCATGACTCCCGCGATGAACTGGTTGTACTCCGCCACCCCAGGCCCTAAGAATTTACCCCGCGAATCCCGCCCGGTGGGCTCGGGCTTTTCGGGGATAGTAGTACACCTGTGCCCGGCGCAAAACGTATCACCAGCAAGTATAATCCCGTTGGTAAAACGCACGACGTTCGCCCCGATGAACACCACCCGCCTTGGCACTACTTTCCCCTGCAGGTTACAACTCCGATAGTTGCACTCCGCTAATATGTCAGCCAGCGTCACGCCCGCCACGCTCCCGCGCTCGCGTGAAACCCTGGCAAGCTGCCTAGGAAATTCAAGCGGAGTACACGCTGGCAGCCACCTAGTGGCAGGCTCGAACACTAGCGGCCACTGTTTTTCGTCTCGCCTTTTCACAATCCCCCCACTAGCAACGTAAAACCACGGCGTTGCTTGTATTGAGTGTAGAACAGTTGCCAGGCTATTTGCAAGGTGTGTGCATGGACCTCGAAGGTTTCTTCAGAGTATTTGTGAGCGAACAAATACGTGCCTTCGTGGTAGTGCGGAACCCACGCATCTCGGATTGCGTCGGGTGGAAACTCGCTACCCTTTTCAAGCAATTCTGCGGCTGACACAAGGTACTCCCCCGACAAAGCGCCCGGTTCTACAAGCCATGTAAAGTTTGTCATAGCCGCCAAGCACGCGCGCACCTTCCTCCAAATAGTCGACCAGAGTCGAGAAATCAGGCGCGTCATCGCGAAAAACAAAAGCATACTTACCGTCCAATGTCTCTATTATCATTGTTCGCTCCGTTTGAATTGCTCGGTGAGCCGTACTATTTCAGCAGCGTCGGCTAATAAGGTAGGCATAATTTTAGCAAGCAACTCCAATTCTAATTCCGGGGAATCTTTTGAAAAGTAGTCCGGTTTGTCTAGGTATTCTGTCCAAAGAGCGCTCAAGTATGCTTTTTCATTCATAACCACCAACTGCAATATCTTTCCGAGCCTTGGCCAGCCTGAAGGTGCTGGTTTTAGCAAGTAATGCAGCACCGGGTGTCCAGAACTCACAGTTACAAAATTGGCGCGGTAGTGTTCATTGGAGAATTTGAAATGTAGTTTGATATATTTAGCATATTTCAGGTCCCGTCTGTTAAGCTCCTCACCCCGTTCAATCATAAACTTTCAACTCCTCTTTTCCCCGTGCGAAATTGCAAGTACTCAACTATCTCCCGCGCTTTGAAGTCTTGCGAAAACCCGGGCTCTGGTTTCAACTCGAACACCTCCGTGGCGTCGCCCGCCCCTATGACTAGCCTACGCCGCCTGCGCTGCCAGAGGAATGTCGTAGAGTCGGCAGATTTTAGCATGACAATCGTGCGGTCTAGTTGTCCTGACACGGGGCCTCCGGAACAGTAACATTGTAAAAGGCTTCTGAGTGTTGAAGCATTGTTCTCAAGTGGGAAAGCATGAAGGGAGGCGGGCAGTCTTCGAATTCCACTACCAGCTTGCCGTCTTTGCGAGCGTACATATGAAATGCGGTCCGAGTATCCGAGTATTTAAACTTTCCACCCTCACTGAATCTTGAAGTCACTATCGCCGAGACTGAGTGTCCGTTATATTGAGAGACTTTCAAGTGGAAACTTCTGTACGAGTCTAGTTCAATCTCAATTGTTCTATTCATATAGCCTTGCCCTTTCTAGCTTGAAATTTCCCCGAGTCGATTATCTCGCTTCCGTCGCGAAAGACGTAGACGGTATAGCCTGGCTCATCGTAGTTCGACACGCTATGCTTTGCAATGTCGAGAATTAACTCAGAGCAGCAAAGGTAGTCGGGATTCCAACACCGGAAGTCATCCTCTCGCATCAGCCACTCTGCCATTGTCTCTTGTGTTTGGTTCATGCGTACTGTGTTGCAAGCCGCATGCCAGCTATTTCCAGCGCCCGCCCGCGCGTAAGCCCTTGAAATTAAACGGTAGGCAAGTGTCGCATGACAAAAAGTGTCTGACAAAAATTGTCACTGTGACAAATCCCGTCACTATTGCATGAAACGTTACACCGTAAAAGCAAGCACTTAGACTTTTCAAGCCGGTTGGCACGGGCCATGCATTACTAAGACATGCCGCAATCAAGCGGTTCTGACGAGGGTAAGATGAGAGAGTTACTTGAAACGGACTTCGAGTTGACTGTAGAAGTTAACGTAACTGAGTTGCTGGCGTTGCTTGATGCTCAAGACCCAATCATCGAAGGGGTGCTTTGTGAATAACCGAAGATTTTTCGAGCGCCCTCGCATAGCCCAGCCACAAGCGTACTACGTAGCATTGCGCCGCGAGCGCCTCTGTGAGCGACTTGCAAAGGCCGGCGCGACTGTTCACTTGCTTGCAATGGGGGCCTCTGTTAATCAAGTCTGGTACCCCACGCTCGACGGTCTGGAGAGGGTGCTCAGGGAGTTGACGCCATGAACCGCCCGCTAAGTAAAGCCGAGGGGATGCTCGTGTTCGCAGGGCTTTTGGTGTTGCAAGTAATTATATTCAGTGTGAGGTAAGTATGAAAATCGCAGAAATGCTATTTGAATTGCTCTCGAATCATAGGGTTGGTGACAAGGCCAGGTTTTTAAGAGATTTCTCTATACTTAATATAGTAACACCTAGCTATACGCTTTACGAGTTCAAAGACAATTCGAAGCTACAGGTTTTCAAAGAACACGTAGAAGTGGCTGGTTCAGTTAGTTCGAAAGCTCAACTATTACTCGAGTTAAACTCTTGTAGAGATGGTGATTGGGACCTGGCGCTTCTTAAAATAGCAGGTGAGGCTTTTGGAACTGCAGTTTCATCTGAAGACCCTTTCGAATATCGTTTAGGAGACTCTTCTACTCTATGTATTCGCTATAATCTTATGAGGGTCGTATGATTGACTATGATTTACTCAGACGTGAAACCATGCGAGCCTCGCACGAAGGCTCGCTGCGGCGGAAACTCGAAGCCCAGAAAGCTGAGCGAGACATGCTGAAAGCCGAGGCTATACGCGCGCTGGCACCGGCGTTGTATGATGCTTTGAAGAACCTCGCACGCGAAGATTTCAGCTCGGTTGACTTGGAAAACGCGCGGGCGGTGCTCGCGGCTTGTGAGGTAAAATGAACCCAGACAACATCAAAGAATTGCTCGTCTCGCTCAAGAAAGAAGCCGCTGAGACGCCGCAGGAAAACATCAGGCTTGCTATACTGGACGTGATTGACGCTCTTGAAGAGTATCTTCAGACTAGGCGGTAGAATATGTGCTCAACGCGAGAGTTCTTCGATTCTAAACGGGAATCACTTGAAGAGGCGTACTTGATTACAATTCAGATAGTCGCCACACTCTCGCGACTGGACCGGTGGTACGACGGAGAGGACGCCGAGTTTTTCGACTCATTACTCGAAGTCTACATTAAAGCGCCGTTCGACTTGGGGCCTACTTTGACTAGCGCTTTGAAAGACGCGGACATTAAAGTAAGCCCCGAGTCACGCACTATGATTATCGAAAACGTGCTCGAAGGCTATGACTTGCTCAGCCGCATGGAGTCAAACGAGGCTGAAGAGCAAATGCACGTAGCCCAGTGCATGGCCTGCATCAACGATTGCTATATTCAATGATTGTACTAGCCGCGTCGATGCCATTGACAGGCCACCTGTAATGTCCCGTACACTCTCGAATAAGAGGCCACGGGCTGGCCTTGGTAACGTCTTCACACATCTTAGTAGGCGCGCTGACACCACAGCCTTGAATAGCGTGGGCCATTTCGTGGGCCAATGACGACTCGTGCCAAGGCTGGTTAGCAATCAGAATCAGCGAGCGATAGCACTGAGTGAGCCCAAGTAGTTCGGTGCCAGCTACTTTGAACGTCGCGTCTGGTAGTATTCGAACGGTGTAACCTTCAAGTTGCTCGCACGCGTTGGCAAAGTCTTTAGTCTCAGGCGAGTCTACCACATAAGACTCGAAAGCGCTGAGAATTGAATCTTCGGCAATCTGGAAATTCTCGCACGTCCAGTAGTGGCTTGGCTTGTAGTAAGAATACGCAACGTCCCCGCTGGTATTCGTGGCGGGAGGTTTTTCCAAAATCATTCCGCAGCGAGACACGCACATCGCGTTGTCTGGGAGGTATTTCATCGAACAACCTAAAAGAACACCTGCAAACAAGACGAACCAGCGCATACTACTCTCCAGGTAATTTGGGCTCCGCGTAACAGCGGCAATTAACAGCTTGGCCGGGGTGGCCGTCCTCAGGCGGGTCGGACCATTTGAATGTCTGACCTTGGCGCTCTTCGTGCTCGGGTCTGACTCGACCGTCATTCACGGTATTCCAAATATACTCGGTGATGCCCAAGTCGGTTTGACGGGTGCGGTCCAGTTCGCCAAAGAATTTACCAGCCTGGTCTCTCGCAATCAAAGCCGCGCGGGAGTCTGCCACGCCCAGCCGCTCGGAAATAATCTTAGCCATCGACTCAGCGCGGAGTCCTGTTGGCGCAAGGCGAACCACCTCTCGGTTGATTTGATTGATTGTATCGCTGGCCATGTTCCGAATAAGCGCCGTGTTTTGCGCGGTGAATTCTTCTAGCTTACCGTATAGCCACGGCTCATTCCCGAACACGTCAATGCCCACCGCGGGCCGCAGTCGGTCATTCAGAGTCTTTCTGTGCAGCCTTTCAAGCGAGCCCGCGTATTCCAGCGAGAGTCGCTTGACATTCGGCTTAGTCCAGACGACGTTGAAAAAGTCTCGCTCTACGTCGTCGAACAACGCGTCAAGTTCGTCGGTAGGGCCGTCTTGACGAAAGCGCGAGAGTATTGGAGCCGCTCGCTTGACTACACGTTCAGTCAGTAAGGCGCGCAATGTGCCAAGCACTCGCGTCTTAATTGCACGGTAGTACGCCGCGCGAATGGCGTTTGGTTGCACTGGCCTGCGCGCAAGCGCCCGCTTAAGGAGCTTGGGTTTCGTCGACGGGAGCTTCAATAATTCTTTGAGCTTCACTTGTCGCCCCCCTTGCTTGCAAGTCAATCTGAGTGTTCAGGCTGAACTCTGCGCCGAATCGAGATTCAACAACTTCCTCTGGGGACAAGATGCCAGCGCCAACATACGCCACGTCAGCTTGGGCCATCTTAACACGCAAGTCCGCTTGCTCCAATTCAGTCATTTGCCAGAGTGAGTTGAATTGAATGTCAAACTCAGGAACTTCAAGATTCAGCTCTTTGAAGAGTATCGAGAATATCAGGTTGAGCGCAGGTTTGAGTATAGCGTTCTGAGAAGCAGCTACGCGGTCATAGTACAGCCGCATCTCGACTGCGCCGGTGGCGTTAAGACCGGATGGGGTTTGACCGAACAGAATTGTGACCGGTATTTGCGCCGCCGAGGCAACTGGCTCTGCCATCTTGGACAACAGCTCAGGCAGCCCAGTAGTAGGCACTGCCAGCCTGCTGAGCTCTTCACTCCCATCTACCGCTGCCATGTTAGCAACACTTAAACCATAGCTGAGGTTCGCCAGTCGCTCTAGAATCGCATCCCGCTTACCGGAGCCAAGCATCTGAGCCAGGTCGGTTTGCTTGTAGATTTTCTGGGCGAATTCTTGAATCAAAATTGAAGCTGACTGGTAGCTCGTGCCGAAGTCGCGAATAGAATCAAAGCACCTTTCAAGCACTGGCTGGCCCCAGCCATTTCGCTTTGTCTCAAACACTCCGAAGGTGGCGCCTTTGAGCACAATTAGCCGCGATTCGTGTACGAGAAATGGCTGAGCTGTTTTGGAGCCTTGCTTAGGTTCTATTTTGTATATTTGAGTCTGTGCGTACTTGGGCTGCACAGGACTGTCATATTCCATAGCAGGTGTGCACTCGTCAGCAGCGAAGACGTGCAAGTAGCTCAGCGTTTTTACTTTTGAAATGTCTAGCGGCGTCTGCAGATTTGAAGCGTCCGAGCTGCCGTCATCCACACCCAGCAATATCGCCGCGCCGCCTAGAGCGCGCTGGAAGTTTATGGCTTTGCGAAAAACCTCTTGAAGGTTCATGCCGTCTGCGCGGTCTTGTAAAACTCCTATAACTTCAGAGTCGGCTGAGTTTATCTTCCAGCCTGCGCGAGTCATCTCTTCGGAGTGTGCTTCCACGACTCGGGAGGCCAAATACTCACTCTGCCAAAACTCGCGCAGCTCTTTGAAAGTTTTAGGTTGATAGCTTACGGCAGCTGCCAGTCGCTTATCCCGCCCGGCCACCCCGAGGCCTGTTGCTACGTTCTGAAAAGCGTCTACTCGGTTAACCTCAGGGGCTGGCTTTGACTTGAAAAAAGGAAACTTCATGCGAGCGCCCCCGTTTGCTTAAATGATTTGAGTGTTCGCGTGGCAGACAGCCCCTCGAAAGGGTGCCCCTCTTCAAAGACCTCGCCACTATTCACGGTTTCCCAGATGATTTGAAGACGCTGGTAAAGCTCGTAAAGGAAGCCGTCGCTTTCGCAACTGAAGTGCCCGATGAAAGGGCTTCGCACGCGAACGTCCCCATCACAGGCCTCTACGATGTCAAATTCAAGGTCGGGCACGAAACGGTAAACGAAGTACTCGTCGGCAATAACGTCGATTTCGTAGGAGCCCACTTGCCAATCCTTTGCCATGTCGCAAGATTACCACTCGATTGATAGACTGGCGACATGGCGCAAATATACAACTTCACAAATCGCGTGGGGCGAAACGCGGTCGACCAAGGCTCAACTTTCGAGCGAAGTTTTACGATGACCAATGACTACGGCCAGCCAACTGATTTGACCGGGCATTCTTTCAGGATGCAGATACGGTCAACAGTCGAATCGGCTACAGTGGTACTAGAATTGACTACCGCGAACGGTCGCTTGCCCATAGACGATGCCACGGCTGGCAAGTTCAAGATTCTGCTCAGCGCCACAGATACCGCTGCGCTCACGGCGGGTTTTTACGTCTACGATTTGGAATGGGTCAACGGCTCTAGAGTCACGCGACTTTTTGAAGGGCCGCTCGAAGTATCACGCGAGGTCACACGATGAAAATTTTGGACGATAAGGGAATCACTGTTTCATTTGCGCCTCGCGATGGTAAAGATGGGGATAGCGCTTACGAGCTAGCGGTTGCCGGTGGATTCGTAGGTACTGCCTCGGAGTGGCTCGAGTCTCTGGTCGGGCCTACTGGTGCGGCTGGGGCGAATGGCACGAATGGTACGAATGGTACGAATGGTACGAACGGCACGAATGGGTCCAGCGCGTATCAAATAGCCGTAGCTAACGGGTTCGTCGGTAGCGAGTCGGCTTGGCTCGCTTCGCTGATAGGACCTGAAGGTCCCGCGGGAGCGGACGGGGCCGATGGTGCAGACGGCGAGAGTTTCTATTTTTACCCAGAGGACTACGGCGCGGTTGGCGACGGTACAACCGATGACTCGGCGGCTTTGCAGGCGTGCATTGACGCGGCTGGCGCGGTTGGACAGGCTGGCATCATCGTGCTTGCCCCCACTGTTTACCGGGTCAACACGGAGCTCCACAATACTAGCGGTCGACGCATCAAGCTGATGGGCTCTCTGAACTCCAGCCTTGGGCTTGCGTGCCTACGCGCTGGCGCGGCAATTCGCTCGGTGTTCCGAGTCCGCTTCGAGCTGCGCGCTGAAGATGTGCTTTTCGATGCAAACTTCCTGGCAGACTACGCAGTCTCTACCGAGCAAAACTCATTCGGGCGCTTCGAAAACTGCGGCTTCGCCCAGGGCTTGATGGATGCGTTCTACGGAGACAATGACCCAGACATTGGTGTACTTGCAATCAATGACAAGTCTGTATTCGTGAACTGCGCGTTCGGAGGCTCGGGTAAATTCTTTTACAACCCAAGCTGGACCCGTCCAGATGGTAACGTGCATGACTTGCCCCTCGCTACTTTGCAGACTGTGACTGGCCTAACAGCCTCAATCAGCTCCGGCAGCTCGACAATCACCGCGACCAACGCGGACTTCGTGACTCGCAGGCTCCGCAAGGGCGACTTGATTATTGTCGGCTCCGGCGTGAGCTGCCAGTATTACATTGTCGCGTCGGTTGACTCTGAATCTCAGGTTACGATTCACGGCACGTCGACCGTAACGGTGAGTAATGTGGCCTGTGCGTTCGGCCGCGGCTGGGGCTTCAATGAGGAGCGCCACGGAGACAATAACATCCACACGTTCATCTCATGCCTCTCCCGCTCATCCTGCGCCGGCGGCATTGCGATGAATGGGCTCTACGGGCATCACTTGATTGACTGTCAGATTGACTACAATCAAGGATTCGAAGTTGCGATAGGCAACCGTTCAAGCGGCGGGGATGCAATCATCGACCCTGTTGTTGAACATTGCTACTTTGAAGGCACCGGCAATGCTGCTAACCGAAAGAAGCACATTTGGCTTTTGGGCGCGAAAGATTGCTTGATTACGTTCAACGTAGACGGCGTTGACGAGAGTGACCCTGACACTTGCTTGGAGCGCCCCGTGCCAGGCCTGGGTCGCATGCTGTACGAAAACGCGACATGGTCCAAGTCCTACCCAGTAGATGGGTACGGGATGGGCATTCAAGACTCCAACGCCCGCGCGCGTTTCTTGAACAACGGAACTATTCGAGGCGTTCTCAAGTGCGATGGGGCTGGCGCGGTTACCGACGGGACCACTACCTTCCCTCTGAACGAATACTTGAATTTTGCAGTGGTCGGCTCAGACGTCACCATGAGCGGCTCGCCTAAGTTTACAGACCGCACCGGGCAGGCTGGCCATTTGGCTTGGTTCATCAATACCCAGCCATTCAATATAACAATCACAACTGGTGGAGGGGTGGTTGTTAAGGGCGGCTCGGTAGTGCTCGGGCAATACGAGGGTATACTCCTCCGCTCGGCTTTCTCCGGCGGATGGTTTGAGCTTGCTAGGACTAGTGGCGCAGCTGGCACTGGCCCGGCGGGCGCGGATGGCGCCGATGGGGCCGACGGAGCAGACGGGGACAGTGCTTACCAGATAGCCGTTGCTAACGGGTTCGTGGGCGACGAGGCTGCCTGGCTTGCTTCGCTGGTGGGCGCCGACGGAGCAGATGGAGCAGATGGTTCGCCTGGGGTGCTCAGTATAGACCCCATAGGAAGCTCGCCAAATTCATCAGGGGCTTCACTGTCCTCTGGAGTGCTCACAGTACAGCCAGCAAACGCTTCGTTTGGCGGGGCCATAGCAAACGCACAGCAAGACATTCCCGCTGGCAAAAACTTCAAGGGACCGGTTACTCATGAGCAGTCAGTCGGTTGGAAAACCTCGCTGGTTACAGGCAACACCACCCTCGACAATACGTACTGCGAGGTTCACGTAAATGCCTCGGGCGCTGTGACAATAAACCTACCAGCTGCAACAGGTATTGACGGGCGCTGGTACATAATTCGCCGCATTGATGCTACTGGCTTTGCAGTTGTCGTAGATGGAAACTCATCCGAGCAAATCAACGGTGCGGCTACTTGGACCCTTACTGGGCAGTATGCTGCGGTACTTGTAGTAGCCCGCGGTGGAAACTGGTTTGCATCCAATATATCTGGGACTGCTGTATCGGGACTCACGGCGGTAGGCTCGTCTCCTAACTCTAGTGGAGCCAGCATTAGCGGAGGTATTCTGCAATTTCAGCCAGCTAGTGCTTCCCAGCCTGGCGTGATGACCGCAGGCGGCGCGCAAAGTTTCGGAGGTACTAAATCTTTCGGTGGCCGCGTAACGGCCGAAGTAGGTATTTCCGTAGGTCTGGCGTCGGGTACTACTCAGCGCTTGGACGTAGGCCACGCCGTTAGCGGCGACCATCTCGGCAGGATGCGCAACTCCTCCGCAGACGGCTACTCCTCCTTTATCTTTGCCAATAGCTCGGACGTTCCCAAAGTCTACTTTGGGTATGCGAACAGCTCTGCCAGTGATTCAATACTGACTGCGAAAGGCTTCCTCAACATAGTAGACGATTTCGTAGTGAAGGCAGCGAGCAAGGCTGCGGTTTTGATTTCCAGCGTTACCGGCGCTTTCAAAACAGGTGCAGGTCGCCAGAAAAAATGCACGACGGTGACTACCAATACCACGCTCGACGGGAACTACCATCACATATTCGTCGACGCTACTGCAGGTAACGTCACTATTACCCTTCCAACCCTTGCAAACTCAGTGACTTCAGACGGCTGTGGATTCGAGTTCGTCATCCACCGAGTCGACGCGAGTGGTAATACTGTGACAGTGGACGGCAACGGTTCTGAAACTTTAAACGGGGTTGCGTCTATAGATGTGAACACTCAATATTCAACGTTAAAAGTAATCGCTAGAAGTGCTGCCACAGGCTGGTACACCTTTTAAAATGTAGGTGCTAAATATGACTGCTCGTTCAAGATTTACTTTCCCGCAACCAGGTTCTGGGCGCCCTCACGAGACTACTTCGGATATCTTTCTGGCCGTTTCAAACTCAGGTAGCGACTCATACTTGGCAGCTCGTGATTTCGTTTCGGGCGGAGATTACGCTGCCAACCCTTACGCAACTATCCAAGCGGCAATCGACGCGCTTCCTAAAGTTATCCGCCACCGCGTGGTAATCAACGTGGCAGCTGGCAACTTCGAGGGCGCTGTCATTCAAGGGTTCTCCGGAGGCGGCTGGGACGGCAACGGTGAGCGTTTCGGAATTCACTTGGTTGGCACCGGCACAGCTGCCAGTGGAATCGGCACGCAAAGCGGCAGAAACGACGGCAGCGAGTTATTGAATCAGCTTTGGAATTTCGAAGATGACTGGGGCTCGCTTGCGGGAAAGTTTGTCTCTATCTCGGCGTTTTCTGGCACACTTCGCGGTGAGGGGTATGACGCCCCCCACCGGCCTACCCGTAGGATAATCAAAAGCAATACCTCGTCTGCGATTACCTTCGCAGCAGTGCCTGCAGCGTTGACTGGTGCCACTGGATATCTCAGCACGTTTAGCCAGTTCAATATTGAAGAGGCCGGCACTTACGTATTTCAAAAGAGCAGCTTGCCAGTCGAGGGCTTGAAAATAGCTTTCGACATAGCAGACAACACATGCCCGATTTTCTTGGACCACTTCGCACTCTACAACCCGTTTGGCGCAACGCTGCACCACGGAGTGCGCAGTCGCTCAAACGGCTTGGTGGCTGTCACCGCATCGCGAATACTCGACGCGAGCTACGAGGCAGTACTTTCACTATCCGACTCGGAGTTCAGCTTAGACAACTGCGAAGTTCGAAACGACGTGGTTATCCAAAAGAGCGGGCGAACGGTTCGCGTGGCAGATTGCGTGGGCTACTCAGGTGGGCACATCAAACTGGAAAACTTCCCCGCTGCCGAGGTTACTGGTATTGAATTCACCGGCGCCAACACCAACGTACTGCGCGCGATTAACGGACTGCAATTGTTCGCTGAGGTCAAAGCTACTGGCGGGAGTGCCACGCCGGTGTACCTCGAGTCAATACAAAAGTTTGAG